CGTATTTCAACTGTCATCTTTATTCATTAATTTTAATAGCTCGCTCGTAGAGCCCACAAAAAGATTGTTATTGACTGTTTCTTTCTTATCTTCTGGTTTTTCACCAGTAAGCTTTTGTTTCTTTTCGTGCATGCCTAATAGATCATTGTTCATATCGCCCATTGTTTTAATCATCGTAGCGAGTACTTCGTATGCTCGGGGGTGTTGTGATTGATCTGCAACAGCAAGAAGCTCGTCAATAGCACTATGACCTTTCTCAATTAAATCATAGAAATTTTGACGGACATATTTGGTATCGTTCTCTATTTCTTTGTCGGTTTCATGCAGAGATGGCCGATAAGTCGTGGGTAATGGTTTATCATCATCGATTTCAATAATCGTTGTTGATTTGACATCTAAAATGTCATCGAGTTGTGCATTATCTTTCATGTCTTTATCCTTCACTGATCAGGCCATGGATCATCTATAGTAACTGCAAAGCCGAAGTTCGAGTTAGCTGCAATTTGATCGGCATCGAGTGATACCAGATCAGGAGCAGAAATAGTCACTGCAGGTGTACTTGTATAACCGGACCCACCATTTGTTATAATTATTTGTGATACAGAATCTGAAGTATCGATAATAGCTGTAGCAGTTGCGTTTGCTCCGCCTCCACCTGTAATAGTAACAGTTGCTTCGCTATAACCTACACCGTCATTAACGATAGTAATATCTGTAACTTCTCCATCTGTAATAGATGCAATAGCAGTAGCTTGTTCACTATTCAAACTAGTATATATTGTTGGTGTATTGTTAGCTAATAATCCTGGTTGATTTATGATTCTAGCTGCAACATTGAGATCCGGATCTGTTCCGTTAGGCGCGAGAGTAATATCATCATATAATGTAGCATCGAAAATTTGTGTATTAGCAAGGTTGATTATCTCTTGCTTATAAACTGGCCCGAAGAAAACACCTTTCATTGTAAAATCCAATTGCCATATCAATGCACGTCTCTCTTCGAATGAGCCTTCATATACATCATCTTGACTGACCGAAGTCAAAACCAATGGAATATCTAATTTGATATCGATAGGTGCATCATCGACGAGTTGAATTGTTGATGTCCATTCAGGTGTAAAGAACGGTAGGATCTGTTCGATAATACGAGTACCATCTGTTGTGTTCTTTACGAAAATAGAAAGTGAAAAATTAATGTCATACGGGACTGGATTATAGACATGTTTCTTTTTAGTATTGTCATCGGTAACCGTAGTAACGAAGCTATTACGCGTAGGTAATTTTCTTTCTGGAGCATAATTGAATCCTGTAATCTCAAATCCCATTCTCGGTAAAACGATAGAGAAAGGATTTTCTTGTGGATCTCTGTTACTGTCGATACCATCAATACGAGCCAAGAATTTTTCTCTTGGTCCATACGAAAGTGGTACCTTCAGTGACTGCTTTACATTACCTGCATTATCAGGACGATTGATCCAAATATCATTAAAGAGTGTGCCAAAAAGTATGACATACTTCCTCAATGTATCGTGGTAAAAAGTTCTTCCAAACATTAGTATCGCCCGTCGTCGCTAAATGGATCTGCTTCTGAGAAGTCAATAAATCCATCAGCCAAAGTTTCGAATGTGCCGCCATCATTAAACACATCATCTGGTTGCCAATCAGTTACTACACCTAGCGGCCGACCAGTATTTGCATCCATAATAACATTATTATTTGCATCGTATGTAACACCATCATCAGCATCTGCTACAAGTGTGTATTTCGTTTCAAGTGAATCAATTGCATCAACGCCTGTATTTAAATCTTCACCGCTATATTCAAACTGCTCGCATATTAAATCATAACACTGTAACGCGCCCAATTGATAGAAGACAGGAGCCTCGTGTTCTGCATACTTGATCTGATATATTTTTTCAGTAAGAGGGAAATAAATGATGTCGCCTTCTTTCGGTCTTGGTGAATCTTCGTAATCACCAATGACTTCATTATATCTTTTATTTGCTACTGTAAATGTAATTTGATCACGGATTTGAATATTAAAGCGTGATAAGAAATCACCTTCACCTTCAAATCCTTCGACGTTTTTGATGTACATCTCGATTTGATACGAATCGTTATATTGTGAAAGTGCATCAGAATTGAAGACATTATCGCGTGCCACGACTGTACGTGGACAGAACCAAACATCGTGTCCATATATTTTAATAGACTCAATGATCAGATCCTCAATAAGAGTCTGTTCAGGCGAGTTATAAAAATTATCAAAATATGGGTTTGTAGCCATGTACAATTCCTAGTTTTACAGTATAATTAGCTAATGCTAACCAATCATATCCATTACAGGCAGACTGTAGTTGCTGATCATCTCTTCTTCTAGTTTAGTGATTTCTGCCTGCGCTTCGTCGTAGATTTGTCTACCGTTAAACGTCACACCACCAGGTAATTGAAGTCCTTCGAATTTTGTAAGGTTTGTGCCCCATTGTCGTTTGATTAATTGCGAAGTATAATATTGTAGCCATCTATCCGCCCATACATCTGTGTATGTTGCTGGATCTACAAGTTCATAAGCTTCGACGAGTAAATATTGACCGACCTCTAAATCACCCGCTGTCTCGTCAATATGTAATCGATTACGATGACGATTATATCGTATTTGTGGTTTACCTACGAGCAATTCAGATACGAGAGAAAGATGTTCCATCGTCATATAGTAATCAATCAACGCCACATTCGTCAATGTGTAGAGATCATTCAGCGCGATCTGATAACGTATATTGAAGATATCACCGGATGAAGTATTAGGATCGCCGATTGGAAAAAGCTTTACTGCACCAATAATATTTTCTGGCAGATCGATGTACTTATTTGATACAGTATTAGCATCGATCTCGTGCTTATAATATATTTTCTCTGCGCCATCAAAGTGGTAGTCCCAGTAAAAACGCAACGCTTGGTCGATACGATCTTCTACTTGTGTATCGTCAACGTTGATTTCTATAACTGGCTTGCCAAGAGATCGGAGGCAATACTCCTTAAAGTCATCTCTCGTTGTTGGAACTGCCATTTGTTTTCTCCGTATTTCGTTATTTTATTTATGCTACTTTGGTGTAGATACGGCCGCCTTCGCCATAGTTATCTGGCTTTATCTTCACAACAATTTCTCGTATATCTTCTATAGTTGCCTTCATATTAGTTTCAGTCTTAACTCTAGCGATGATCTCGGTTTCTTCGGCAACCTGAGTAATTATATTTACCTCAGGTCTAATCTTAACATTGATGTCCATCGCGATGGCAAGGTCGTTGGCAGTTTGACCAATACCACGTACTCTTGAATTATTCTCAATATTGCGAATAGCACCAGTTATTAGTTTGACAGTTCTAACACCACTACTGAGTGCAGAAGAACTTGATACGAGATCACCTGTACCAGATACTATTGTTATGGTACGAGTACTAATACCTCTTACAGATCCTGATATACTTTGTGGTAGATTTCCATTAGTTGAAACAATCTCGCGTTCAACTACTCCGGAAACAGAGCTATTTGTTGATACTAGCGAAGTTGACTTATTTGTAACTTCTCTTTCTGCAATACCGCTGGCAATAGATGTTGTTATTCCGTCTATATCGCCTGTCAATACAACTTCGCGTTCTGCTATACCAGAAGCGCTAGATGATGTAGAAACAAGTGAAGTTGATGTATCTACAACCTTTCTTGTACCATCACCAAGTACTGAATCACCAGATACTAAATCACCGAAACCACTAATAGAAGTTATTCTACGTTTACCTACACCGGCAGCTACACTTGTTGAACCTTGTATGGGAGTAGCTTTCGAAACTATTGTTCGAATACCACTACCACTTGTACTAGCACCAACAGCTACAAGTGAATCAACTCCTGGTACTTCACGCTCAGCTATACCACTAATTGAGCCTGGAATTGATTGTGGTAAATGAGTAAACGTACTAGTAATAATACGTTCAGCAACGATCGGTGTTTGTACTATTGAAGTGGTAGCTACAACATTTGTAGAAACAGATATAATTGTTCTTTCGGCAATACCAGCAATAGAAGTACCAACTGTAATTAAACTACCATTTCCTGGTATTCTACGTGTGCCATCACCGACAACTGCGTCGTCTGCAACAAGATCTCCAAATCCCGTAATTGATGTAATTCTTCTTTCACCAACACCAGTTGCATTTGATACACCGGCCGCACCATTACCACTACCAACTACAATACGTTCAACTAATCCGTTGACAGCAGCATTAACCGCAACAACATTAGTTGATTTAGAATTTATAGTACGTTCAGCTGTACCAGATGTACTTGCAGTGACTTGCGGTAAATCTCCTGTTTGCACAACACTGCGTACACCGGATCCCGCTACTTCTGCCCCAACTGCAACGAGCGAATCAGTTCCTGGCAACTCACGTTCGGCAATACCACTAATTGAGCCTGGAATTGATTGTGGTAAATCAGTAAATGTACTAGTAATAATACGTTCAGCAATACCTCCAACTACAGATATTGTTGATATAAGTGATGTAGATTCAGATACAACTGTTCTAATACCAGAGCCAGAAGTTGATGCAGTTGTAACAAGATTTGCAGAAACCGCAGGTATTCTACGCGTACCATCACCAACGACTGCATCATCCGCTACGAGATCACCAAATCCTATAATCGATGTAATTCGTCTTATACCTACACCGCTGACACTTGGTATAGTTGTAGTTGTATCACCACTTCCAGGTATAATTCTCTCGGCGATACCAGCAGTAGTTGCTGAAGTAGTGAGATCTGTTGCTGTCGATACAATTGTTCGCTCAGCTATACCGCTAGTCGAAGCTGATGTTATTAAACTAGCTGATGTTGATACGACCGTACGTTTACCTACACCACTTGTACTAGCTCCAATAGCAATGAGTGAATCTGTTCCGACAACTTCTCGTTCACCAGTACCAACAGTAGAATTGCCAGCAACAAGATCACCAAATCCGGATATAGATGTTATAGTTCTTTCACCTACACCTGATACAGATGCTGATGTTACCAAACTTGTCGATGTCGATACAATAGTTCGTTCAACAATACCAGATATGCTTGCTGCTGGTTGAGAAATACCAGATGTAAGTACAATTGTACGTTCGGCTATACCAGCCGCAATAGAATTAGTCGCTGCAAGTGTCGCAGATACTGATGGTATTCTTCTTGTACCATCTCCTACAACTGCATCACCGGCTACAAGATCACCGATTCCAGTAATAGAAGTAATTCTTCTTATACCAGAACCAGTTACTGAAGCACTTGTTACTAAATCGGTAGAAGTGGATACAATAGTTCGTTCTGCAATACCTGCAGACGAAGCTGACGTAACGAGTCCAGCTGAAGTAGAAACAACTGTTCGAGTACCACTACCGCTCGTACTAGCACCAACAGCGACAAGTGAGTCTGTACCAGGAACTTGACGTTCACTAATACCTGATACACTACCATTATTTTGTGGCAGTGTTGTAGATGTACTCGTAATAATTCTTTCAGATACACCAGTAGTGCTAGAATTAACTACTATGAGAGATGTAGATGTAGATACGACCGTTCTTTCAGCAATACCACTTGTGCTAGAATTAACAGCAACTACATTTGCTGATGTAACAACTTTGCGTGTCGCATCACCAAGAACTGAATTACCAGATACAAGATCTCCTGCACCTGTAGCAATGATTGTTCTTGTACCAGTTCCCGATGTAGTTGCACCAACTGCAATCAAACTTGTAGATGTAGATACAATTGTTCGCTCTGCTATACCAGATATATTGCCATTAGAAACGACTAGAGAACCAGTGCTAGTAATTTCTCGTTCAGCAACACCTGAAACTACAGATCCGACAGCAACAAGTGAGCCCGTGCTAGTGAGCTCGCGTTCAAGTGTAGAGGATACAGAAGAATTAGTGGATACAAGGGAAGTAGATGTCGATACAATAGTTCGTTCTGCAATACCGCTTGTAGAACTATTAACTGCTACAAGACTAGCAGACGTAACAACCTTACGTGTTGCATCTCCCAATACGGAATTGCCAGATACGAGATCACCCTTACCT